TGCTAAAGTCGCACTCAAGACTTTCAAGTTGCCCATCGAACCCAGTCAGTTGAAGAACTTTGACGAGTTCCACAAGAAGTACGGCAAGTACATCGTCGAGGCTGGTAACTAAGGTCCAAAAAGGTCCGTGGTGTCTGAACCCGAAATGAGAGTCTACGGTTTGGACACTACGGATCATCTAAAATTTTTCTTGACTCTCATATCATATTCAGTTACAATATATACATAATGACTACTAACTCTCAGGTGATCAAAATGTCAGATGTAATTCCCGGCACTAAAGGCAAAAAGAAGTCAAAGCATAACAAGAAGTTTGACAATCTTATCGGTCCCACTGACCCCAAGATTGATCATGCCGCGCGTGAGCGTCTTGTGACTGCGCGTATCGGTCTATTGCTGCGTCACTCTTTCTTTGGCAATCTTGCTACCCGACTTCAGTTGATCAATGCTGATGACTGGTGCGGCACCGCTGCTACTGACGGCAAAAAGTTTTATTATAACTCACGATTCATTACACTGCTCAAGCCTAAAGAGGTTGAGTTTCTTGTAGCGCATGAGGTCCTTCATGTTGTCTATGATCACATGGGCCGTCGTGGTGAGCGTGACCCGCAAATCTTCAATATCGCAAATGACTATGCGGTCAATGCTGATTTGAAACGTCACAAAGTGGGTCAATTCATCACCAGCGTACCTGCATTGTACGAACAAAAGTATGATGGCAAATCAAGTGAAGAAATCTATGACGATCTTATGAAGAATGTTCAAAAGATTGATATGGATCAATTACTTGAACAATTGCTTGATGATCACATGGATGGTGATGATGACGGCGAAAGTGATAGCGAGGGCGAAGGTGAGGGCCCTAAGGGCAAGGGCAAGCGTCCCAAGATGAGTGCTGAAGAGCGTGAGCAACTCAAGCAGGAACTTAAGCAGGCTATCATCAATGCTGCTCAAAGTGCTGAGGCGGGTAGTCTGCCTGTAGGGGTTGAGCGTCTTATCAAAGATATGACTAGCCCAGTCATGCCCTGGCGCGAACTGATTCAAACTAATCTTACTAGCGCGATTAAGAATGACTTTAGTTTCATTCGCCCCAGTCGTCGAGGCTGGCACATGGATGCGATTATGCCCGCTATGACTCCCGGCGAAGAAATTGACGTTGATGTTTTCATTGACTTGTCGGGTAGTATTAGTACTGAGCAAGGTAAGGCATTCATTAGTGAAGTTGCTGGCATGATGGCATCGTTTGATGGCTATCGTGTCAATGTTGCTTGCTTTGATACTGAGGTCTACAACCCGCAAACATTCACTAGCGATAATCTTGATACTGTTGAAGATTATCAATTGATGGGCGGTGGTGGCACTGACTTTGATTGTATCTTCAAACATCTCAAAGAAGAGGGTCGCGTACCCACTCGACTGATCGTATTCACTGACGGCTACCCGTTCGGTAGTTGGGGTGATGAGAACTATTGTGATACGATCTGGATCATTCACGGTGACCCGGATCCTAAACCCCCGTTTGGCACGTTCGCAATTTACAACGATCACAAGAAGTAAGGTCATGGCAAAGAAAAAACAACCTACAAAGTTTATTGCTATGTGGGACAATACGGGTTTGGAATGTATCATAGATGTTTCCAAACATGAAAAGGAAATTGAGGACCATGAAAAACATAAGGTATGGAGTGTCCTTAAAGGTGAGTTACATAATGTAAAACCACCTAATATCCCATTACAATTGATGATCATACGTGCAAGGGCTAATCCGCAACGTCACTATGAGATTTATGGGTTCACAAGTGATGAGAGTGAAAAGTATGTGCGTGAAATTTTTGAAACTGAACCACAGTTGATTGTAGATTGGATTCGTGAAAACGGTTCTAAGATTTATAGTGATAGTGTAAATACTAAGGATGTTGTCATCGTGTGATTATAAAGAACATAGAAGAAATCACAATATTTGAAAGCCCCGACGGGGGCAAAACCGTTTATAGTCGTAAGAGCGGTGAGATGGATAGAACATTAGTGTTTGAAGATCCTAAAGCAAAAGAAGAAAAACTTTTACAACTACGTTGGATAGAATGGCGCGACATACTTGAAGCAAGCAAAACTAATCAGGGTCTTGCTGACTTGATTGAGAAAGTAGAAGTATATTATAGGTTACTAAAATGAGCAAATATAAAAAATATCAATGGATGTTGTTATTAGTTTTAGTCAGTATTGTTGCAGGTGGAGGTTTGGATCTAATAAATGATTTATATTTTACAGATCAATAGCATTCAGGAATTTAGCAACGTGAATATAAATTTACATACTTGGTATAGCGAAAGAGAACTAGACTATTGCCCGAAACATTTCGTGTCGGTCAATACACCTATAGATGATGAGAAACATCTATGGATATTAGAAAATCTTAAAGGAAGATATCATATAGGAAGCAAAACACGTTCCAATAATGAAGAATCACTCTTATCTTTATTTGACGACATGTATCCATATTTTGAAGATATGCAAGAAGCAGTTCTATATGAACTGACCTGGTCTTAATAAATATACAAATGAAGAATCTTGTAGTTTGCGGCGATAGCTGGATGAGTGATTGTTCGAGGTATGTAGGGACACATTTTACAGATATAGTTGCAGATAAACTTAATTACAAAAAAATATCGTTAGCCTGTCCCGGTATAAGCAATTTTGGTATATGTGTTCAAATAGAAAAAGCTATAAGCCTAAATCCTGATTTAATGATCATAGGAAATACCTGCACAGATAGATTTGATTTCGGGCTTACATATACTGATGAGACGATGCCTAATATTGACATTTCCGAATTATATGTTCCTGGAAAAACTGAATCTTATAATCAAATCTTAAATAAGACAGTTATATCGGGTAATATTGGTATCATGGAAGAATTTTTACCCAGAATCGATGAATTAAAATATCAATCATTTCAAAGTTATCTTACAAAGATGTATAACACTAGGTTAAAAACGCACCAAGATCATCTAATGTTGTGTGCAGTTATATCACAATTATTTTTTAACAATATACCTTTTGTATTGACTTATGATTTTTGTAATACTTATGGGGGCAAAACTATCTGGAATTGGGTACCCAAAAAATTTGATATGCGGGCTATCTTTCATACTCAAAACGATCAAATTATAATTGATAGTACTACAGCCTATCATACGAGTCCCGGAATGCAAAAAACACTAGGTGATTTAGTTATAGATCATATCACAACTTATTTTAATTAAGATATTTTCTAATTAAATAAGTTTATAGACAGGAGACAATTTTATGGCCTTTTTAAGACATATTGGTAAGCACGGTGATCGTAAAGTAGCAGTGGTATTCAGAGAGATACCCGGCGAAACTCATATGTGTTTGATAGTATATACAGAAACATTGAATCAAAATATTCATGATCCTTTAGTAAAGTGTATTGAAAGTGATATAGGACAAAACAGCGAAAATCTTGCTGATGCATTAAACAGGTCCTATACTAAAGACGGACAAATCATTCTTCAAAAATTACATGCTGAAGGCATGTTGAAGAAAGTCAATACTGATGTCATTGTTATGACTCCGCAACCCGGAGTGCAATTAAAATTAAGCGAACTGAATAAGATCCTTGATGAAATGAAACAGGGCGAAGAAGCAGTACGCAAACTAGCAGAGATGGATGCTAGCATGGGATTGCAAGATCCGGTAGATGTCGCTAAACGTATGCGCGGTGATAAGACAGTAAAAAATAATCCCGCACCGGCGAAAGGATTGCAAACCACCGGTGATGCATTAGGTGATCAAGCATTAGCAAACAATCTACGTCAGCAGGCTGAGAAAATGGACCGTGAAGCAAAGGGTTTGATGGCCGAAGCACAACGCCTATTGAAAGAAGCAGCGACTCTTGACCCGGTAAAGGCAGTCAAAGAAACAGCTCCTAAAGCAAAGAAGGCAAAAACTAAAGTAACGGCTTAAATAATAACAAATGTCTCCTGATTTTATTAAACAATGGGAACACATCATTGATGATGTTGATAAGCAGAAGATTCCAGTTGAATTCATAAAAAAACTGGTTATAAAACTGCAGGGAAAGAAACAACATACTTTAAACATTAAAAGGTTTTTAGATCAAGGATTGTCTCCCGATCAAATAGAAGAAGCAGTAAGTAGAAAGTTAGCAGAACTTGATGACTTAATAGTTAGTGTCGAGTTCGTTCTAAACATCGAAAGCATAGCAGAAACAGTACAGCCGGAAACTGATAGACTATTAAATAAACTTTAATATGGTTTATGAGTTTCCAATCTGGGCTACTAATATCCCTGATCGTATAAATTATTTAAAAAATAATATATCTAACATAACACATATCATTGTTATGGGTCAGCACGATCTTGATATAGGTGAGACTGCATATAAACAATATCTACCTAACATTGTTGAGATTGCTAAAACAAATAATGTTCCAATGGACATTATCACTATGGCACACCCTAATATAGGAATATCATTCAACGATCCATACGTAAAGATTCATTATTGGCCTGAATATTGGTTCTTAGAAACTAGAAAAAGAATGACCTCTGGTGATTCTTATAAATTCAATAAATCATTGGGCTTAAATTTCAATGATACAAATAGTATATTGTCACATACAGATTTTAAATATCTTTTTATAAGCTTGAATAAGATACAAAAGACACATCGTTGCATCATGATAGATATGCTAGCTAAAAATAATCTTATAGATAAAGGAGCCATAGCGTGGCGTAGTATCCCTAGATGTAAAGGGGAGTTAGTAGGTAGCTCAACATATAGATTTAAGTATCGAAAAAATACACCTTTATTTTTAGATCAAACCTCTGATCAAAAACTGTTCAACCAAGAGCAATTACCCATCCAATATTCTCAATCTTTCATGCAGATAGTTCCCGAAAGCACAGATAAATTTTTTGCTATAACCGAAAAAACTTGTGTCCCTTTATTTTTTTGTAAGCCATTTTTAGTTGTCGGCTGTCATAGATTCCATACATTTTTACAAGATTTAGGATTTCAGCTTTACGATGAATTATTCGATTACTATTTTGATGGTACCAGAGATATAGAAAAAAGATATGATCTTATATCTAGAGAAATCAAAAAATTCGAAAGTAAAAATCCTAAAGAGTTAAAACAAATATATATTACTATAAAAGATAAGTTATTGTACAATAGAGAACACGCTTTCAAATTGTCTGAAAAGTATCTAGAAATTTGGGACTTGACAAGTGACAGAATTAGATTTTAAAAAGTATAAAAGATTTTTTACTTTTGGATGTAGTTTTACTCATCATATATATCCTACCTGGGCTAATATATTAGCTAATGAAATGCCCGACGCAGAATTTTATAATTTTGGACGATCAGGAGCAGGTAATCTTTATATATCAGCTAAAATATCAGAAGCAAACAATTCTTTAAAATTTACAAAAGATGATTTAGTTATGGTAATGTGGTCATCTTTTAGTAGAGAAGATAGATGGATTAACGGTCTGTGGAAAACGCAAGGTAATGTATATAATAATGATTACTACGATGAAGATTTTTGTAGGAAATATGTGGATCCAATTGGATATATCATTAGAGATTTAGCGTTAATATCACTCACAAAAGGATATCTAGATAGTTTGGGAATAGACTATCGCTTTATGATGTCTTATGACATAAATTTTTTAGAGTTTAAATCAGGATTATTTTTTAAAAATGATAATCATTCAAAAATGATAGATATAATTAATAAAAATTATGAAGATATTATTAAATCTATCCCTGTTTGTTTATCAAAATATATAGTACATGAAGGTATATCATATATATTAGAAAATGGAGAACAAAGAACAGATACTCATCCTACTCCTTTAATCTATTATAATTTTTTGAAAGATCATGAGTTCCCCTTAACAGAAAAATCAGAGAGGTACGTATCAAACTGCATGGAAAAAATCTCTAAATGCCCTAGTAGAGAATTATTATTAAAAGCGTTTAATCATGAAGTACATCAAGTGACAAAAAACAACCATAAATTTATAATATGAAACAGTATCACGACTTATTACAAGATATACTAGCTAATGGCGAAGTGCGCGATGATCGTACTGGTGTAGGTACGATTAGCGTATTTGCTAGACAGTTGCGTTTTGATCTACGTGAAAGTTTCCCGGCTATCACTACAAAGAAACTAGCATGGAAAGCCTGCGTAGGTGAACTATTATGGTTCTTAGAAGGTAGTAGCGATGAACGACGATTAGCAGAAATCACACATGGTACTAGAGAAGGAGTTGTCACCATCTGGACTCCTAACGCAATGGCACCCTATTGGAAACCTAAGGCAGACTTTGAAGGCGATCTTGGTCGTGTATATGGTGTGCAGTGGCGCCACTGGCACAGTCCAGTACCAGATAGTCCACCTGACATTGATGATGACTATGGTCAATTTTGGTTCGATCCTAACGGTAAAGTTATTGATCAAGTACAAGTATTGATTGATGGATTGAAGAACGATCCATATAGTCGCAGACATATCTTATCAGCATGGAACGTAGGTGAATTAGAACTTATGGCATTGCCGCCGTGTCATGTCATGAGTCAATACTATGTGAATAAGAATAATGAACTTAGTTGCCATATGTATCAGCGCAGTGTAGATGTCTTTTTAGGACTGCCATTCAACATAGCAAGTTATGCATTACTCACACATATGCTTGCTCAAGTCTGTGATCTTAAGGTTGGCGAACTAATAATATCAACGGGCGATACCCATATCTATAAAGATCATGTTGAACAAGTGAATGAACAATTACGTCGGGAGATGTATAAACAACCCACATTGTGGTTAAACCCTGAGATAAAAGACATCGACAAATTTACTATGGATGATATCAAGTTGATTGATTATCAAAGCCATGATAGTATAAAGGCTAAGATGGCGGTATAATGCAAGAAGTAATTGTACATAGTATCATGATGGGGGACGTTGAAGATCCTGATCTTTTCGTTGCTGAACCTATCTGGAAATGGCAGCAAACAGATGAAGGTAAATGGATCATGGAAAAAAGTGTTCAGCAACCAATGTGGCGCAGGCATATGGATCCCTCAAATTGGGGATATCGCTATGATATTGTAGCCTATCTTGATGGACCGGATTTGACATATTGGAAACTAAAGTATGAGTGATATATTAGTGACAGGTGGTTATGGTCTGATAGGTCATAACGTAGTAAGAAAATTACGTGATCTAAGACATAGAGTTTGTGTAGTTGATACACAAACTAACTATGGTATCATACCTCAAGATGAGATTGATTATCTCATGACACAACGTAAAAAAGCCACTGGTGCGGTAGAACATTACGCATATGATATCAGTAGTAGATTTTTGATGAGCCACGCCTTCAATAGATTTAATCCTGATATTGTCATACATATGGCAAGTTTCCCAAGACAGAAAGTTGTTAATGCTAATCCACCACATGGCGCTAAAGTTATGTGTGAGGGCTTATTGAATCTACTTGAAGAAAGCAAACTACAAAAAGTCAAAAAGTTTGTCTATATCAGCAGTAGCATGGTCTATGGTGACTTTACTGACGATGTAACTGAAGATGCTATTTGTAAGCCACAAGGACAATATGGTATCATGAAGTTAGCAGGTGAGTGGCTAACAAGAGATTACACACGCAGCACAGGCATGGCACATACTATTATACGTCCAAGTGCTGTGTATGGTCCATTGGATGTTGAAGATCGTGTTATTGCCAAGTTCATGCTAACTGCTATGCGCGGTGGTACGCTCAAGGTTAATGGCGCAGGTGAAACACTTGACTTCACATATGTTGATGATGCCGCTGAAGGTATTGTCAGAGCAGCATTGTCAAGTAACACAGATAACAAAACATATAATATTACAAAGAGTCATAGTCGTACATTACTTGATGCTGCCGAACTCGCTGTGAAAATTGTAGGCAAAGGTAACATTGAAGTACGTGGTAAGGACGCAGACTTCCCAAGTCGCGGAGCATTAAACATAGATGCTGCCCGTAGAGATTTTGGTTATGATCCTAAAGTGGATGTAGAAGACGGCTTTCAAAAATACTATGATTGGCTAAGTAAAAGTGAGTTTTGGCAATCTAAGCTCTAATGTTTTTTTATATTGGTCAAGAATGTCCCGTCAAGTCTGTTGATAAAGTAACAGACAATTTGTTTTTGGACAAAGGTTGGGACTGTCAGAATATCAATGATGTAACTTATTGGTATAAAGGATATAGTACTGATTGTGTTTTATCTCAGCATATTAGCGAGATCATTGATGGATATAAACCCAACGGTAAGTATGCTGTAATCGGTGAAAGTGGAAACATATATCATCCGTTACTACGAGGTTTCCCTGTTTATACAGATAAAGAAAAAATAAAAACTAATATCCCTTTGCCTAATTTATCAGATGATCATTACGATACAAAAAAAATAAAAAGAACATCTACTATATCACTAGAAGAGGCTTCACTACAAATCAACGAAGTCCTAAAAGAAAACGTTATAAACTTTTTTAGATATAACAAAATAGATAAACTCAACGTATTGTTTAGTGCAGGTATAGACACTCTTACTGTTTGGTCTATTGTAGATAGTTTAGGATATGATTATAATTTACACATACATACGCCCAAAATAAATGACGCCTTTGGCGTGAAGCAAGAATACCAATCTGACCTCATAAACTTATGTAGAAATAAATTCTGGGGTTATAAAATGACTAGTTGTTACATAAAAGAAAACTGGTATATAACAGGTTTTTATTCAGAAAGAATGCAATTGCGCGAAGTTACCCAAGGGCATACAATTGCCAATTATTTAGGTAAAAAATTACATCAAATTCCAAAAAGTAAAGACTACCTATATTATTTCTTACAAAGACCTAGCACAAAGATAAACAATGAACCTGTATTTACGAATGAGCAGGATGTATTAGACTGGTGTAACGAGAGTGTCTTTTATGATCATCAGATGTGGCATATCGATAATAATTATCACTTCAGTCCATTCAATGACCTAAGGATAACTGAAATTATCAATCAATTGACCCTAAATGATATTACTAAAAATGCACTAAATGCTATCATACAAAAGAATATTATAGGATATAATAGACCAGACTTCTTAGAACTGTTAGCAGATTACAAAAATGAAAGAAATGTTTGGGCTAATTACAAAAAGAATTTTAATAAAATAATACTACGTGAAAACATAAACAAGTTTATTACCTAACATGATACCTTTTTTTGGTTTGACAAAACAGTATAAAAATCTCAAAGACGAACTGTTAGAAGCCACGGATAAAGTCTTATCAAGTGGCAATCTAATGAACAGTGAATATACTGCCAAATTTGAAACTTGGTTAGCTATGCGCACTAAGACAATGTTTGCTGTTACTGTACATAGCGGAACTCAAGCCTTAGAAATCATAGCAAAATGGGCTAGACAAGAACATGATAACTATATCAACTCTGTTGAAGATCCTAATTATAATATTAAACCTATAATTAAAATTCCCAATATCACTTATGTAGCGACACTTAATGCTTTCATCAATGCCGGATATGAAGTTGAGTTGATAGATACAGACAAGAATGGATTGATGTTTCCTGCTAAAAATATCTTAGATGATTTCGTAAAACATAGATGTTCTGTAGGGTTATATGGTGCTAATCCGCATATCAACACGACAACAGGATTGATGAACGATATAGTAGATGGTGCGCAGCATTGGCTAGTTGCTGATGATATAGGTCAGGGTATGGCTATTAGTTTCGATCCTACAAAGAACTTACCCTCAAGCGGTAACGGTGGTGCCATAGTCACAAATGATCGCGGCTTATATGAATACGCTTATAGTTATCGCAGTAACGGTAAACACGAACATGATATGAGTGGCACTAATAGCAGAATGAGCGAACAAGAATGCGCTCAACTATTAGTCAGAGCAAAATATATTGATAAGTGGCAATGGCGTCGTAAAGAGATACGTCATTACTATCTCGACGAATTTAAAAATATTGATTTACGTTGCTTAAGTCGTGATCATATGGTTCATGCTGATCAAAAGTTTGTTGTTTATACCGATAAACGTGATGAGTTACTAGTATATCTAGAAGCAATGGGTATTGAAACTAAGGTGCACTATGCAAAAGCATTAAGTGAATTATCTATAGCAAAAAACATTAAAGTTAAACCTGATATGTTATCTACTAGTGCAATGCTAACAAAGGGATTATTGAGTTTGCCCATATATCCTGAGTTATCTGACGCAGAAGTAGAATATGTATGCACTAAAGTTAAAAATTTCTTTAAGGGCGATTAATAGATTGCTTAATTTTTTCATTTAGCAACATTATAACGTTTTTAGTCCTTTCATCTAGTTGAGAGTAACTACTTATTATGTTTTGTTTTTTAGGCATTCTATCAGTTTCATAACAAAAATCTAAATCTTCATATTTGACGACATCACATTTCTTTTTATCTATATTGTGCCAATATATTATACGCTCTGATAAATTTTCTAATACTTGTTTATCAACATAAACATCTTTATGTAAAGCATAATTTTCACTCTTTTTATAAGTATTGGTACCATATGCAAGGGCATAACTTGACAGTTGATCAATATGATTTTCTCTATATAAAAAAATATTTTTATCTGCTTTATTAAAAAGATAGTTATAAGATTTATCCGACATTGGTAAAATATGATTGTGTAATATGAGGTGCGTCTTTAAATGATCATGTCTTTCTAACAAATCTATTCTATATTGCTCTTCTTCTTTTGGATTTCTATCTCTCTCAGAATTATTAATTTTAGGCTCTATCGCTTTTGTTAAAAAGTTATATCTATATCCGGGATATGAGTATCCCTTTTTATATTCATATACCCAGTCTCCATATCCTGGTTTAATATAGTTAATAAAGTGAAAATAATTGAGGTATTGATGCAGTATTGATACTCTATTGTGTAGTTTTTTTTGTTGAGAACTTAAATATTCTGCATACCAGTTACTACCGGTTCTCGGGGTCGACCACAAATTGATTATCATTATTCGCTAACTTTATCAAATATTTCTTTCTGTTTGTGATACCATTCTTTCCAAGCAGCATTTTGAGCAGCACACATATGGTACTTGTTGTAATTTCCTACAACAGTAGTAAGGAACTCGCTAAAATAAACTTTGTCTTTACCGATCTTATCTAGTTTGTCACATTCAACTAGTAATATCTCTGGTGCTTCTGGGAACTTAGCAGTGACAGGAACAGTGGTACTACATCCCGCTAAAAATGTACTTGCTACGCAAAATAGTAGTAGTTTTTTCACTTATCCTCCCCTTCTGGCTTTACCACTGTAACTATGTTCTCAGGGGGCGCCTCATTTGCAGCAGACATATCGTGTGCTTTGATTGCGACCTCCGGAATAGTGCAATTACTATCAAACACTTTTACTTCTCTATCTATATATTCTACAACTTTTTGACCTTTCAATCTTATATACTCTTTTTCAGTAACTACTTTTTCTACGATTTGAACGTTAGTTTTTTGTGATTCAGCCTGTGCCTGAGAAACCTTTGCTTCCATCTCTTTGACACGTAGTTCCCATTTAGCCTTCTCAGCTAAACCCCCCTCGAGATATACGCCTAATGATAATAGTAGCAGACTTATGATTTGTATGGGTAGTTTATATTTACCTACGAATGGAAGAAACCCTAGAACGAATCCGGCAATAGTTCCTACAACCCCTGCAAGAAATATCAGATGGACTACAAATTCTGGTAACCAGTTTATTATCCACATATGACATTATTTATGCTAAATACTAGTAGGAGTTCAGATTATGGCTATTCAACTTGTAAATGTAGGTGGTTTGCCTAACGATGGTGAGGGCGATCCATTACGTACGGCGTTTCAGAAAATCAATAATAATTTCATTTACATGCAGCAAACTAGCGCAAACATTACTAGCGCGGTTACTTTAGATGATGTCCCTAATCAAGTTATATTTGAATATCCTGCTAATGAATTTAGCCAGGCTATTATTCAAATTAAAAGTTTTCGTTCAGATAATAATGATACTCAAAATGCTCTTATTACTGCGCAGATAGCAAATGATCAGTCTGATATATCCTTTACTATTTCTAATATAACAAAGATAGGTGATTGGCTTACACAGTATGATATGGACGTAGTTGACGGTAATGTTCGCGTGTTAGTAAATCCGTTACAAAATGAGCCGATTACACATTTTATAGCATATCAGGTAACATGGACAGGAGATCTAGGTGTAGGATTATCCTTGACTGCCGAGAATGGTAATGGTTTAGTGACAGAAATAGGAAATGTTGCTATTACTACTGAAGGCTAAAAGGTTATCCAAAATGAGAGCTAAAGAATTTATAAAGGAAGATAGTTCTAAAACTAGAACTAAAGTAATGAAGCGCCATCAACAATCTACTATAGGGTTGAATCTGTTTGCTAGTTCTAATTATGATAGAACATACGATCTCAACCGAGTTATGATGGCTGTAGCGGCTACCGACGGCAAAATAAAACCAGACTTAGACAAGGAGAGTTGGGTCGGGAAAAATAATACTGCACATCCTTATACTGAAGCGGAACAAAATATGTTAGAAATAGCATACGCCGCTGCGGGAATACCCTTTCAAGATTTAAATAAGGGTGATCTAAAAAGTAAAGAAATGGATTTAGTAAATAAACAAAGCCCTATCAAACCCTTTAAGGGATATAAAAAATAATAATAGTCTATTTTGTGAATAAGTATTGCTAACACAATACAGGAATTCATATGAAAGACTTAATTGATATCAATCAAACTCTTGATCTCGTAAAGCTTAAGCTTTACAACGAATGGCTTTATACCGCACACATTTATGATGAGGGTAATAGTAATCTTCATCAAGGTTTAACTAAACAATGTGTTGAAAAGTTCATTGATCCACTTAATATCCCAAAAGATGCAGTTATACTAGATGTAGGGTGCGGTCCGGGATATTTTTTAGATGAGATGAAAAATCGTGGATATACTAACTTAACAGGAATAACATTAAGCCCGGGCGATATCAAAATTTGTGAAGGAAAAGGACATAAAATCAAGAAATATGACATCAGTTTCTTCCCACAGAAAGATGGATATTATGACGAGAGCGTAGATTTTATTTTCTTGCGTCAAGCACTAGAACACAGCCCCTATCCTATCTTTAGTTTGATGGAATATAATCGTGTATTAAAGCAGGGTAGCAAGATTTATATTGAAGTTCCTGCTCCTGATTGTGATCGTAGGCACGAATTTAACCCCAATCATTATAGCATATTAGGTCAAAATCAGTTAGCAGCACTACTGAATCGCACTGGTTTCAATGTCGAACACTTCCAGCTACTAACTTTTGAAGTAGCTCTTCCTAGAGAAAATCAAGAATCTTTAATAATGAAAGAAAACTATTACGTTATTATAGCAAACAAAGACCGTCCTCTAGACATCAAGTAATACAGCCCAAAACGATAAATACTCTCATAGATTGATGTTTATGAGAGTATTTTTATGGCTGAGCCAAATCCAAGCGAAGTAGCACCATGGTATAAGATGGGGTTGGGAAAAAAATTGACCAACTAACGGAGAATATATGAGAATAATAACAATAATATTACCGTTATTACTAATAGCAGGATGCGATGGACATTATCGTTATCCTTGTCAAGACCCTGCAAATTGGGCTAAGTTAGAATGTAA